CTTTTTTTTTCGCGCTTCGCCACTTTTAATGCCCGCCAACCTACGCTGTTCCTGCTTTTTTTCAAATTTACTTCTTCGCTCTTCTTGTCTACGAATTAAACTAGGAGACCAAAAATACTCGTCATCGCAATCAAGCAATTCAAAATCATGAATCAACGAATTTATGAACAAAAACGACTCGTTCGAGCAAAAAAAGTTATGTTCGTTTTCGTTGAACGGTCGTTCGTTTTCGTTGAACGGTCGTTCGTTTTCGTTCAGAATTCCTAATTCTTTATCAAGAGCGATGAATGTATATTTCTTGAAAGGCAATTTATAGTCATCAGATGAAGCTAGCTTTTCAATTAATTTCCACCACCACGCATATGAAATAACTCCGAACTGCGATTCCATTGCTACTATCTTAGGATCATTACTGGCATTTACATCGTGGCTGAAGTAATACACGTCCTTGGCCATTCATCATTCCTCATCTATAAACAAACTATCCTGAGCTCGGTTCCCCATGATAAACTTTACACATTCATCAATTAAATCTTGCACGGAAATAGCGAATGTACGGTCTGCATATTCTACCGGCAACCAATCAGTCTTGAACTTCAGTTCATCAGTTGAGGTTGCATCTTGTATAATGCCTTCAACGCTGACTTTCTCCACCACATCCTCGATAACGCCATATTTAAACTTAAATGAGCGTACGACAAATGGGATGTTAAATTCTTCCAGGAATTCAAAGTTCTTTTTCATAATAGCCTGTAGTCGGCTGAAAGCTTGCATGAGTTCAGGTCGTGGATCATCTTTAGATTTAATGGTAAAGACATCTGTCAGGCCTGTAGCAGATGGTTTCTGATAGGCGATATTGATATCGTTATCTGTAATTTGAATCGATTTAACAATCATAATGGACTCCTTTCTTGTTCTACGACTACATATTTACCGGTGGCAGCTTCAACAGCTTGCTTAAACATAGCTGCATCAGAGTTTTCATCGGATAAATGAAGCAGTCGAATGTCTTGGCACTTAATAAGGTCCATAGACTTTAGAAATTTAATAACATTCTCTAGCGAAAAATGGGATTGAATTAATCGTTCCATGCGTTTCTCATGCAGGTATCCATCGTCAACGCGTTGGTTCAGAATTTCATATGAATGATTACACTCGACCATGATATGATTCACATCTTTAAATGTATACCGACAATAATAGGTGTCGGTAATATATAAGAGTTTCTCTTCACCATCGGTAATTAAAAAACCAACATTCGGAACATCATGCTCTAATTCAAATGGTAAAATAGTAAAATTACCAACAGAAAATTGAATCTTAGGCGTTATATAGACCACTTTATGATGTCCAGCAACATAGATAGCCTCAGCTGTGTCTTTTAGCATGTACACGCGATGTCCGAGTTTTAATAAGTCAGAAACGGCCTTGCAATGGTCTCCATGTTGATGAGTCACTAATACACCGCATAGATGCACAAAATTAAATCGACAATACCGCTGTATGTCTTTAAATGCTAATCCTGCATCTAGTAATAATTCGTCCCCATTAGTTGAGGTTTTGATTCGGTAGCAGTTCCCTTTTGAGCTACTACCGAATGCTTGAATACTAATCACAATTAATCACCAAACATCTTGACGACTTCACCTGTTTCAGGATCTACGAATTCATTCGTAGGAGAAGGTTCAATATCAATCGTTTCTGAATTTGCGTTATTAGCAATAGTTTCAGCCACATCAGATTGAATATCGATGGTTTCTCCTTCAAAATCAGGTGTGAGTTCGCCATCATTATCGCGAATAACAGCGCCATCTGAAGCGAGAGCGTTCGCCATATTCTGCATTTCAACAGACAAAATACCATATTTGCTTAGCAACTGTTTAAGTACGGTTTTAATAGCCATCGCATCAAAGTCAGTTTTCCAAAGTCCAAAACCTTTTTTATAAGTTTGAGAGTACTTTTTAGCATGTGCTTCCATTTCTTCTTTAGTCATGTATAGGTATTGTTCATACCCATTCTCTAATCGGAAATAGGCCATATATCCAACTACATCATTCCCAGTAGGCTCCCCTAATTCGAATTCACCTGTTAATCGATTCCGTTTCTTTATTTCACCTTCATAGATTTTAATGGCATTAATCTTTTTGTATTTGCCAGCTCTAATGGCTAGCTGAATATACCCTTTGTATCCCATTTGAAATTGGGCTTCATAAATTTTCTTTTTGCCATTATAAAATGGAACAATATAAGCGAATCCTAAATTTTGATTAATAGGAAGGTCTAGTGTAGCTGCCATAATACCAGCAGTAACTACAGTCGTAGGGTCTGCCTTAGTTAAGAGTTCATTATTATTAGAAACAGAAATCAAACTAGATACAAATGCTGCTGACTTCTTCCCTAGTATTTCATTAAATCGTTTTTTTATAGACTCACTCGATACTAAAGTCTTCAATGATTGAGTTTGTAATTGTGTTTGCGCTTTCGCAATTTCTCCCATTGTGCGCCTCCTATGCTACGTCTTCACATACTGCGTGTATGTTTAATTTAGTTAAGATACTATGAATTTCTAATCGGCCTTTTTGCGTCCATTTAGTCGTGATTTTTGAATCTAATCGGCCATCACTTCTGCAGAATGTAAAGGTTTCTGATTTGGTAAAACCTTTAGCCATATGTTGCTTGTACAGAATCCATTGATCACCGACCTTACGTTGTAGCCCAGCTTCATGCAAAATTTTATTTAACTCTTGAGCACTAAGGCCATAGTCAGCTGCAATTTGAGTAATCGCTAAACAGGATTTACTTGAGAGAATTTTATCTACGTAATCCTTAACCGGTTTAAACTCCGCAATCTGCTGTTCTTGTTGTGCTACAATGGCTTTCGTTGCATTATGTGATTCTACCTCATCGGCATAGGCTCTAAGAGCTTCAGGCAATGTCTTTGGAATAGTTAAAGAATATGATCCCGTCTTGCGGAGTTCAGGAAGCACTTCGCTAGTAACCCACCGCTTAAATTGTTTTGCATTCGTAAGCTTAGAGCCAAATACTAAAGCATATACTCCGGATTCATTTATTACAGTCATATTTCGAGCTTGACCTGAGGTGGTGATTCGCCATGTCAGCTTATCCTCCTCATCAACATGTGCTTTTAATGCGTTGACAGTATCTTTATATCCCAACGCTTCGGCAATATCTTTGCCGGCAAAGTAAATGTCATCATCTTTAATCACAGTTCGAATTTCACCAAATTCTGAATTATTAAATACTTTCATTATTTCGTTCATACTTACACCTCCTTAACCACTAATTGTGGTTCTGATTCATCAACAATGAGCTTAATTGTTTGGCTATTAACAGGAATAAACTCAGTCACGGCTTCCGCATTGTCAATAAACACCGGAGCATTCACTTTGAAATAGCTAGTTAGTGCGTTGATAATATCAAGGCCTACATTAATACGTGCAGCGTTATTCATGCTGCGATACGGAACCCCTTTATAGGTGGTTTCGCAACATTCCTCAACGTTGCCGTTCAACATAACATTAAACATCTTGAATCGTGCTAGTTTGAATCTCGAGTTAATAACATCTTCCAGCATATTGACCTTGGCCTTAACGAATTCATCCATCAGATAAGAGGCTTCATCGAGCTTTGATTTTTCTGCTGCTAATTCAGCCTGTCGACTTTCTAACTCTGCTACACGAGTATCAATCCGTTTAGCCTCTTCGTATTTATTCAATTCAGTTTCAAGGTTAAAGCGGTGTTCTTTCGTTGTAGCAATACGTTTGTCTATGTCTGCAATTTCTTCAGAATGATCTGTATTAGATTCATCGAGTTTCATCTGCAGCATAAACTCTTCTGCTTTTAAATCAGCATATATAGAATCATCATCAAGCACTGGTGCTGTTAGCTGTCCGATCTCATCAGTTATGGTTTGTTTGACGAGCTCTTTCGCCTTTATAAGAGCCTCTAGCGTTTCAACAGGCTCTAAGCTGGCATCTCGCTTTTTAATATTCTCAATGTCTTGTTGCTTCAGTTCAATAGATAGATTGATTTCTTCTAATCGCTTAGATTTTCTAAGGTTAAAATTCGTTTCAGCTTTTTCACGCGCGACTTGAATTTGCTCTGCAGGAAGTTTTTGTCCGCAGGTCGGGCAAGCCTCATCGATATCCATTACAAATGCATCCTCGTTGACCTGCTGACGTTGATGCATCAGCTCGTCAATAACACTCTCGATACGTTGAATATCCCTATTTGATGTATCAAGGCGATGCTTGGTGCTCTCAACCTTAGAAGATAGATTGTTAAGTTCAGAAATAACCATATTGTATTCATTCGACTTCAATGCAGATTGTTTTTTATATTCCATCTGCAGTTCACTTTCACGAGCCATCAATTGACGCTGTACATCTCTAAGCTCCGCTCTAGTATCAACAACCGCATGTCCATTCACTAATAATGCTTTGTCTGCCTCTAGAGTTTCTAGCGTTGTAGTTGCTAAGCTAATCTCCTGAATAAGAACGTCTCGAGGAGTATCAATGGTAGGCTTACCACGCAAGGCCTCATCAATTCGAACTGGAATCATATCCAGCTCTTTATTGATGGCGGCTTTCTTAGCCGCTACTACCTTTCGATGATCGTCTACACTATGACCTGATAAGATATCAGTTAATGCTTTTAGTTCACTATATTCTGCAATAACATCCTCATCTGATATATCTCCGCACATCTCAAGTAATAGCTTTCTGCGGTTCTGCCAGGAATATGTTTCGTTGAAATACAACGGATTAGTAATTAATTTGAAAATATTTTCATCAACTAATGAATTTACAATTTCCTTATATTCCTTTTCTTTTTTAGGAACGCCATCAACAAAGTAGTCTGTCGTATGACCTGTCATAGTGACTTCACCACCACGAGGGGATGAATACTTTTCACGATAGACACGTTTAAGCTCAACAGTACCACCTTCATCTAATGTAAAGGTTCCTGTTACTTCATGATTAACTCTATGGATAGGTTCGCCCCTATCCAATGTTTTGATTTCAAAATCAGCCCTATCTAGGCTATCTTTGCCGAATAGTAACCAACACACAGAGTCAAATACAGTCGTCTTACCGGTAGCATTATCTCCACGGATAATAACATCACCGTTGAAATTTATAGTAAAGGCTTTCAAGCCTTTAAAATTTAGTAATTCTAATTTTGTGAGTTTCATAGTGATCTCCTATACAACATTAGCGTCCACATCAATGGTATGAGGTTCAATCTTCAAACGATTGGCCCATTTCATCACTGTAGAGTGAATTTTATTGTCTTTTTTTAGTTGTGCATTCGCAAATAACTTCGCTTGTACTAGATGATTAAATTTAGGTTGACCCTTTTTAACCTTATTACCAGTGGCTAGTTCTAAGCATGCAATAGGATTCATGTTATCATCCGTGACAACCACAATTGCTGCTTGCCCTTGAATGACACGGTCACGATATGAACCTACACAGTTCTTCAATCGCTTTCCATATGTCATTAAATCAGCTGCAGTTTTTGGGACCATAAAGTGCATCCCATTCATATCTGCTTGTAATTGAGGTTGAGCAGGCAATATTACATCTCCATATTCCTGCTTGTTGAATATGTTGATTACTTCGTCATGGAAGTTCTTCAACTTGAATCGTTTCTTCCATAATGCCTCTTGATATTTGGGCTCGAGTTTTGCGTGCATATCCACACAATCTTCTATAACACGAATGTCCTCACCTAATAGCCAACGTAATATGGTAGGTTCACCGCACCGGTTAATTAATTGTTGCCACATAAACATTGCATGTGGACTTTTTAATCTCATCGCCTTACGTACATCATTAGCATTGTGAGCCTTACCAAAATATGGGTCCGCACCTTCATGCCTACTACGCCGTAATGTGAGTATAGTGCGTCTACAATTCTCATCGTTAAAAATATTAAGGACATCAGACATGTATACGCTCAATGGATCATCAACCATACGCTTCCGTAAGGCTCTACTGTTAGGAGCCTTATATGATTGTCTAAGCGCTGCTTGAAAATTCATACCTTTTCTTGTAGCCACTAACACATCATCTTCAAAAGGAATATTTGTATATCGATATAAGCAGTAAGCATTAGTCCAATATACATATTGTTTCATCAAGCTAACAATGCTAGGCATATCAGGTGCCGATAGCTTCAGAATCATATTGAGCAGCATCGTAAAATGGTAGCCATTTTCTTCAGTAGCACTAGGTGCCACATATACATCCTTTGTTCCATATCCGTAAGTTTCCTTCAATCGTTTTTCAAACATTAGACGTAACGTCTTAAATGTTTTGTTTAAATACTTCCGGTTAAAATCTGTCATGGCGTATGAATCGCCAAAGAATTTCAGTACCGGCATAATCTCATTTTCACGGATATAATCAACAGTCAATTCATGATGGATTCTAAATCTATCAATAAATGTCGCCTTACGCTTTTTGAAGTCAAATCGTAATGTTTCTGTACACATCCCTAAGTCATTTTTTTTGCCATCAAAGAAAAGCTGGATAGCTTGATATCGGATCTTCAAATCTAGGAAGTGCTTATAATTGATAACCTCAACATAAGCCGATACAGGATATACGCTCTCATCATTTATAGAGAAGTAAATTTTATGATCATAAGGATTAGAAGAAGCTCGACAATTTGGGCAGGTATAGTATTTTGAACCGGTAACATATCCATTCTGATATGAATATCTACGTTGCCAGCTGCCTCCAAACGTAAATCCACAATCGATATGGTGTATAGTTGTATATTCCGCACCGTAAGGAGCCTCTAGGATTACACTATCGAACATTTTGTGAATATAGGTACTGGATACAATCTCCACAGTGAATACCCCCTTTAATCACCAAACATAGCGAATAGGTCTTCTGCTTCCTTCTCTTCAACAGGTGCAGGCTCTACTTCTATCACTGGCTTTGGTTCTTCTTTAGGCTTAGACTTTTTAGCCGTAGTCTTTACTTTCTTGCTTTTAGTTTCAGCTTCCTCCGCTTTAGGCTCTTCCTTTTGCTTTTTAGTAGGTTCTACGATTTCACAAGCCTTTACAATAGCATTGGATGCTTTCATGACACCCTCGGTATACGCGATACCAGCTTCGTATTCCTCGACATTAACAGGGTCAAGTTCAATTGCTTTATGTAATGTATCCAATGCCTTTTTACAGATATCAGCTTGTGCTTTAAATTGTTGCTTAGACATATTATTCCTCCCCTGCCATGATAGATTTCAAATCAGTGATAAGATCATCTGTTAATGAGTCACTAGATGGACGAGTAACACCATGCTTGCCAAAAATTGCAAGTGCTTTTTTTGCTTTTACGCCGTCCTCACCCATCCATTCACGGAATTCTTTATAGAATGCTTTTTTATCTACCGGTTCATCAGTTACATCTAATACTGCATCCTGTTCCGGCGTTTCAATAGTAGCTGGTTCTTCAGTTGGTGTTTCAGCAGGAGCAGGTTCTACAACCGATTCTGTTATCGGCTCAACCTTTTCTTCTTTTTTAGTTTTTGTTGGCTTACCTTCGAAATCTGTTACAGGAACATCGTCTGCAGGCGCTGTCACTTCATTTTCTAAGATTTTCACTTTACAACCTTCAGCTTCAAGTTGATTGATACCTTCTGCAATCTTCTTACTCCCCTTTTGAATTGCTTTCTTGAATGTATCCTCGAGTTTACTCTCTGCTAGTTCAAGACTGGTGCCTGACGTTACTTTAACAATTGGCTTTTCCGACATACATTGGCCTTGGCATTGATGATTTAATCGTTCATTCCAATCTGCTACTTGCACTGCTAGATCATCCAATGTATTAAATTTAATAGTTAAGATATTTTGATTTTCCATGATTTAATCTCCTTTAGAATCGAAATATTAGTTCTCCATCAACTAGTTGACCTTCTACAACTTTTGGCATTCCTAGTTTTATCAACTTATCAATGACAGCTCGCTTTTGAGTAATAAAAATGCATCTGCGTTCAATCTGACTCGCCGTCGGTTTAATCACAAATGGTTCGGTCTCCACTGCAGGGGATACACATATTACTCTGTTGTTAATATCAATACCGACCTTGAAATACTCTGGGCCTTTAATTTTCCGATAGGCCATCATTGATAATTTGATATAGCTCTTACATGTAACAATAGCAACTTTCATAGCTCTATCATGTTTACCGTTATGTTTTTCAAAGAAGCTAAAATCAAATGTATTTATAGCTGGTTTTGATTTTTTCTTTGCTACAAGTTCAGGCATAATACCTCCTTTTTAGTAACGACTTAATGTGTTACAATTAACTTGGTTATTTAACTAGAGCTCGTATCTCATTGCCGTGAGTACGGGCTTTTTTACATTTATTTTTAATGTGTTCGTCATGGCATCTCTTACACACCCTAATAGCTTTTCGATTTACTTCATCGAATATATAACTATAGGTATATGGGATAATCCGTACGCCACATTTTGAACAATTAACACGCTTCATATATCACCTCCTAGAACCAAAATGGCATCAATGCAAACAGAGAAACAAACACCATGCAACTAACCAGTATGAATACAGCCAAAAATAATGCTTGTATTAATGTTTCCATTATTCACCTCCATGTTTAACTACATATAGCAACATGGCACTCGCCCATAATAGCCCTATGGCCATTACTAGATCAGGTATGACAAAGCCTTGTACATCTGAACCCTCTAGTAACCCGAACATTATAAGGGACGCTATCATGATAAATTTATTCATCTTTCACTCTCCTATTCTTGCCTGGCATCGTTTCGCTAACCAGGCATTAAACGAATCTAAATGAATTAAGCGTTTACCACCACGCTGTCCGATTTTCATTGACGGAAAATCAAAGTCTTCCGCCCATTGGCGAATCACTGCAGGTGCAACGCTAGCCAGTTCTGCGGCCTCATCAACTGTGACGCAGAGTTTATTTCTATTCACGGATATCTCCTTTCGACACAATAAATACTTTTGATATAATCACCTTGAAAGGAGGTGATTATTATGGAAATGATAAATGTATCATCTTCAAATGTTTCCGCCATTGGCTATGAAGATGGCATCATTCAAGTGCGGTTCAAAAATGGATCCGTATACCAATACTTCAGCTGTAGTGAAAGTTTATTTCAATCTTTTTTGAATGCATCTTCAAAAGGGAAATTTGTGCATCAGCATTTAGTCCATAAACCACAACGCAAAATTAGATGACTAATCATCTATCGGCACGCCAATTTCGGTATTGCACACATTCACAAAAGTGTCTGTCACCAATATCGTCGTATGAGGTGTGCCGTTTTTTCTTACCCATTCCACTAATGGTCTAGCTGCTAATGCTAGTTCTTCGCGTTCTTTTGTAATGCGATCTTTTACTGCTTTCATTTAGTGTCTCCTCTCTACCGCTATTAACTTTGTTGACGGATTAAAACCCACGTCCAGCAACTACAATAATCAAAATTCCTGTTAACACGAGCCCTACAATATATCCGATGACAAACTCCATATTTTCATCTCCCATCTTTCATTCACTAAAAGGCTAATTATACTTAGGAGTTAATACAGCAATATAATGCGGCGCCGGTTCAACATCATCAGCAGTAATAACAGCGACTACTGTATCGTCATCTTCGTTTTTAATAACTATTTTTGTAAACATATCAGTATTCAGAATTGTATTTTTTGTCATGGGAATCCCCTTTCGTGAGTCGCATATCATGCGACTATATTTGCAAAAAAAATTTCATTGATATCGTTGTATGTTAGGCATAATGCTTTCGCGATTTTATCTACATCGCTAACCGTAAAAGCCTCTCCCGACTTATTAAACTTCCTATAAACAGTCGATTTATCGACGTTTAATATCGTTGCTAAATCCGCAATAGATACATCCTTTTCTACTAATTTAGCTTTTAATTTTCTAGTGTTCATAAATTACACCCCCTTTCAAGTCGCTTTTATGCGACACCTTCTGATTTGATATTAACCCATTGAACAATGCATGTCAACAATATTTTTCGCATTATATGCGATTTTATAAATATTTTAAGAAAAATTGTTGCATTTTTGCGATTTGTATTGTATTATGTAAATAACTAGAAAGTGAGGCTTCCCATGAGAATCGGAGAACGTATAAAGCAAAGAAGATTAGAATTAGGGTATACAGCGGATGCATTGGCTAAGATGTTAAATAAAAACAGAGCTACTATATATAGATATGAAAATGGTGATATTGAGAACATGCCAATTGACGTTCTTGAACCATTAGCTAAAGCTCTTAACACTACGCCTGCATATTTAATGGGTTGGACTGATTCCCAACAATCAAGAGAACCCAAGCCTACTGAAGGATATTATGATGACCCTGAAGCAGCAGAGTTCGCGGAGTACTTACGCACTAGACCAGGTGCACGCATGCTCTTCTCCGCTGCAAAAGATATGTCTAAAGAGGACATGGAAGAAACCGTCAAATACATAGAGTTCTTAAAATCTAAACACAAGTAATACACACAAGGGAGAGTGTTATCGTTGGTTGTAAATTTGATTTACTGCGACTTGCCACATGCCAATGCTGTGTCAGAGGAATGTGAAGATGTAGATACTCATAATATCTACATAAACAAAAACCTCCCTCATGATCGCATGAGAGAGGAAATTAAACATGAATTAATGCATATTATTAATGATGATTTTTACTTAGATGAACACGTGAACCTTGTCGAACAAATGGTTCGTAGGTCACATATAGATGATTCGGAATTAGAAAATATCGACTTTTATCATCATTTTAATGTGTAATTACACATAAGGGGAGAAACCTAAACGCGTTGAATTACAACCAAATACTTATGGGTATCTAGAAGCTATGGGTGCCCTAGGAAATGCACAGCGCACTGGTAAGTACACGCCTAAAACACAAAACTAATAAAAAATAGCCCCTACTCTGCTACCAACAGAATAGGGGCCATGATACACACCTTAGAGGCATATACCAAAGAACACTATTATTATACCACAAAACCTCTAAGGCTTATTTAATATACCCAAATTTAGGCCTAGGAGGTTATTTTTATGGCAAAAAAGAGAGCCGATGGACGATACCAGGTATCGAAAACCATCAACGGCAAGCGTAAATTCTTTTATGGCACTACTAGGAAAGCAGCCATAGAAGCTATGGAGAAATACATAAATACTAATCAATCATGTGCTAATTTCGATGATACTATTTCATTAAACACCTGGATTAATATATGGTTACAGCTAAAAGAAAAGACCATAACCCCTGCCACCTATCAAAGTTATACTGGTATTATCAATCGTTACATAAGAGATAAAATCGGTGGCGTGAAGTTAGCCGAAATTAAACCTAATACATTACGATATGTCTTTGAATCAATGAACGGATTGTCATCAAGGACTATATCATATACCATGACAATTCTAGGCTCCATATTAGAGCAGGCGGTAAAAGATGACATCATCCCTAAAAACTACATGAAAAACATAGACCGGCCAAAGCAGGTTAAAGTTCGACATATGGTAACGTTATCTGCAGATGAGGTTAAAAACTTCCTATCCAATATATCTAACGTAGAGCATCATGCACTATTCAAATTAGCATTTGCAACAGGTATGCGACGATCTGAATTATTAGGCTTAAGATGGTCGGATATTGATTTCAAGAAATCAACTATATCCATTTCACAAACAGCCCTCAAAATCGGATCTACTGCAGTTATATCCAATACAACTAAAACGACATCCTCAAAACGGATTATTGCTATTGATACGGAAACCCTTCAGGAACTTATGAAGCATAAAACAATCATTGATAAGCGTAGAATAAAAACAATGAACTGGATTAATAATAATCTTGTATTTCCTGGTATAAAAGGCGGTCCTCGTTGTCCTGATGAAGTCAGCAAGCTATGTAAAAAATACGCCAATTTAATCGGCAAGCCATCTTTTACTATGCATGGTACTAGACATACACACGCCACCCTTCTCATTGAAAATGGGGCCAATATGAAAGCCATACAGGAACGTCTAGGGCATGCTTCATTCCAAGAAACGATGGATACCTACTCACATGTGACACCTAAAATGGAAGATGACATCGTAGAACGTATTTCTAAAATATTCTGATGTCAAAATGATGTCAAACCACGCAAGACTTTATGATGTCAAATAAAAATAAGGGCTTACAGAATTACCTGTAAGCCCTTATTTAATCAGCTTGGTGCGGTTGGAGGGACTTGAACCCTCACGAGCGTACGCTCACCACCCCCTCAAGATGGCGTGGCATTTAATAAATATTTATAAACTCAAGGAATACAGTATTTATAAGCTTTTATATAACATATATAATTATATATTTTAGCATATTTTAATATAAATTGATGTCAAATTGATGTCAAAACTGCAAAAAAAATAGGGCACCCACTTTTATAGTAAGTGCCCTTGTTTAATAATCAAAAGTTGTCTGCACATCCACCTTTATGCAGTAAGGAGAAATGGGATCACCTCCATGTTATCTGCGTAATGCACCAGCCAAGAAAAGTGCAGCATTACTAATAGCCCATGTATCACGTTGGCGACGTAGTCTTTGTTCAGTTCTTCGGTTGTTCTTTAGCTCCACTTTCAATTCGTCTAATGATGTCGAGGCTTCGTTCAATTTCGCTTCTTGCTGCGTCGAGATATTCGAGGCCTTCGCCAATTCTTGCGCTTGTTTCTCGTTGATTTGTTTCAAGTCGCTCAACGCTTGCCCCTGTTTCTCGTTGATAGTCTTGAGCCTGCTCAATTCGTCGCCCTGCGTCGCTGTTAAGCTGTTGGCTTGCTGCAATGCTTTCTCGGAGCTGTTGATTGAGTTTTCGGCTTTCGTCAAGCGCCCTTTGAGTTCGTTCCAGCTGCTCACGGGTACGCTGATAGTCGGCTCTTGTGTCGAGATACCCTCTGAAGAGGCTGCATGCGAAACAGATGATAAGAATGCTAAGCACACCAAAAATAACGCGCTTACGAGTAAACGCAGATATAATTTTGTTTTTGATAGTTTCATACATCACACGCCCCCTATATTAGTCTTGGTCTGTCCAGCGAGCAGCCCAGCCGCGCACATCAACATGAACGAAATCTTGATTATAATAACGCCCAATGCCGTCGGCGCCACATTCCTCGACCACTTCTGCGAGATAGTCAACGTTAATGCCGTCGTAGGTGATGTCGGCTGCCGTCCCCTCAACGTGTTGAGAATTAGGCACGCCCCCTACTTCTGCATTATGTTCTGGGCAACGATAGCCGCTTAATACTTCAATAGGCTTACCAATACGTTCGCGGATTGCGTCCAATACATCAACGAGCCTTTTATCAATCACATGGTCGAGAATAGGGTGCCCGTCGCTATCGTAACCATGACGGCCGCATTTACAAGCGAATTCGTAATCATCGAAATATGTACCAATTTTCATTATATGCACCTCTGTTTCTGCTTTTAACGATAATTTCATAGTGTTTTTATCGTTATTTCTAATTTTAAAATACAAAAGCCACGCCCATATATCGTGAGCGTGGCACAAACAACACTATATTATTTTTTTAAAATCATATCTACTCTTGCATGAACGACGTCGAGCAAGCCCGATATGGTAGTATTTCCACCGTCTCGCATGTTCTCGAGTATGCTCAACAATTCAACCGAGCCGAGATACAGCCATACGATATTGACGGCAAAAGCGTATTGACCTGCCATGCAGTCAAAGCACCATGCGGCGCCTGTGGCTAGGCAATATGTTAAAACTTTTGTAACGAAAGGCTTACGCATATGCTTTGAGGATATAAGCCCCTTACCCCATGCAGCTGGAATGGCTATATATTTGTCTAATGCCGTTAGATTGTCAGCATTTGCCCCCATATCAATAAGCATTTGATACGATATAGCTGCCCATTTCGTGATGAGGTCTAGGAATACCAGTAATATAAATATTCCTAGCACCTGCACATGTTTTAAGCCAATCATATATATCGCTACATCGGCGATAACGGCAAGCAAGGCTTTGAGTACAAACGAATCCGTCAGTGTCCGCCAAGCCTCGGCCATGAAATCAGTTAATTCTTGCATGTGTCCCCCTTTTGGTTTGATTAATTATAGATGGTCAGCGTTGTAGCCACCTGTGTTGATGTAGCTATGGTTAGTCGCATCCCATTCAATAGTATTCTTATCAAAGGCCATCGTTGTAGCCACCTGTGTTGATGTAGCTATGGTTAGTCGCATGTTATTGTTAAATCCTTTGAATGTAATATTTTCAGGTGTTTCCACAAAGTAAGGGCCGTATGCGTTCCAATTATCACCTAAATTAAGCGTTGTCGGTCTATTAGCGTACATAGTCATAGCCGAAATGTTCCAACGCTTAGGGTTTACGTTGAAGTTCCCATTCACTGTATTATTGGTAATGTTCATTTTCAACACATCGCCATAGAGTTTATATTCAATGCCATTTTCGGTATATTTTTCATCTGGATTATCGTTAAGTGCGTTTACGCCTTTAATTGTATAATCGCCTACTTTCGCACCTGTGAAATTGTGATAAGTGAGTTTTATATCATCTTCGCCTAGAGGTGGAATTGTAATAGTGCAAGCTCCAGTACTGTCTAGCGTGAATGGCGTATCATTACCAACTACCTTAACGCTGTAATGTGGTTCACCTGTAACGGATACTACCTGTTGCCCTTGAATGACACTAGGAATGGTTAACGCCTTAAATTCAGTCCGAGGGAACGGCTTACCCATATTACCGATTAACGCGGTGAGTACATCGTCAACGCTGGCACTTTCGGCCCATACGTTACCTTGCAATAATAACTGATGAGCATTGTCAGCTGTAGCACTTGCGCCGTCCTTGCCTTTTAACGATTTTAGCCACTCAACATATGTACCTTGAAATCCGTTTAATTGAGCGATATTAAACGCACTTAGCCCGTCCTCACCTTTAGGACCTTTCAAGGCCTCTAATTGTTCTGGCGTAAAGTCCTCATATCGGAATGGGTCGCCTTTTGGGCCTCGCGTTCCTTGTTCGCCCGGTAATCCTTGCGCCCCCGGAATTACAATGTCAATCACTTTCGGAACCCTTGCTTTAACGTTCACATATTCAAAGTTATTTGTATCTTCCATAATTGCACCCCCTAATGTGCTGAAATATCATGAATGAATTTCATATCACCCATTACGATTTTAGTGGTCTCGTTCCCATGAATAAGGAACACATCATATTGACCGCTCCTATAATTGCGGCCTATGTTCTTAGTTGCCTCGGCTGTGATTGTGCAGTAAATAATATTCTCGTGAATTACACATTCAGCCTCGGCCAATAACTTGCCCTGCAGGCTCCGCACTTTCATGACCGCCGTGCAGTTGGTTAAATCAAAATCGGCACTGACCTCGTACCCTCTACGATAGTCAGCGCCGATGTGTAAAGTTTCTGGCTCGTTTCTGATAAAGTTCATGTGTACCTCGCCTATTAGATCATCATTATTTCAATAGCTGGAATATTTTGAGTTCCGTCTAGTTCGCAAATCAATACTTGCGTTGTTGTGATTGAGTTTTGTCTAATAATACCGCCAGCATTTCCGCCGTACGTTGTTACAATATCAACGCCGTCGCCGTCCCAGCTAACTTTATGAGCCATAAAGCCACTATCCGAGCCGATAGCCGCCAACGGATAGGTAAAACTCAACCCAGCCTTTTTAATACCTTGAAATTTAACCTTGCCGATTTCGTACTCTTCCTTAGACAGGAATGTAGCAGGATAATCCTTATGAATGACTAATGCTAACCGCATTGTTAATAAATTGCTGTTAAATATAACGTTGCCATTCTTATCGTATATTTCCATGCCGTACTTATCTGTTTTAGGGATTTTGTTGGAGAATACAAGTATTTCCATAGTATCAGCAATCTTGCGAATGTTTTCAAGGCTATCCGTTGTGAATTGTACTCGCAAGTAATTAGTCCATTTCCCAGCACGAGTAGGATGTTGTTTGTTTCTTGTTTCTGCTATAGAAATATCTTTAATCGGCAAGTCAGAACTCATTGCATATACATAACTTTCATCTACTTGACGTTGCAATATAGGAATATATAAGTTTGCATGGTATCTGTGTCCATTTTGCAAGTCTTCGACACCATAGGTAATTCCATCGCCATTATACAGATAACCTGCACCATGCTCTATTTCTTGTGAGTTTTTAATTGGTATATTTTTTAAGCTGATTTTATGTTTTAAATATAGACAACTGTCGGTGTCATTGATTGTTACTATGCTATTGTTATTATGACTTTCAAAATGTTTCATATTACATCACCCCATAGATTAATGCTACTTTACAAGGTTTATTGACGTTATTAGGTGCTTTTAAATTCCATGAAATTTTACCACCCTCAACAACAATATTGTAATTAGGCCCGAATCCATACAAATAGTCGTCATTATCGCCTGCATACGAATTCAAGAAATACCATATATGCTGACCTTTACTCAATTCGACTGTAGCGCTACCGCTTTCCTCAATCACGTCAAAACGTTTAACGCCAGATACTTTTGTAAGTCTATCCGTTAAGCTAACAATTTGAACGCCATTCTTGTTAAATACTTGTAATCCAGCTGGCATGTTATTTTCACCCCCATGCTTAAATAATCGCTTAAATAACTTCTTGAAAAATGTAATTATTCCCATACGCCTAACCTCACTCGTAATTGATTGTCATCGTCATACACTTCAATTAGATTATCGCTAATTTCAACCCTTGCGCCACTTGTCTTAGTCCGCAATGTGCCGATTGTAGCCGTGATAGTTGATAGACTATCAACTTGCATTTTATCAGCAGTAACGGCACCAGCCTGTATCATTCCTTTCGTAATGATATTGTTATCGAACAAGGCCTCACCAGTAACATGCAATAATTTGCCGTCTATGCGCGTACCTGCTGGGCTTAGATTGATACGGCTCACCAGTTCCGCGCCGTCCATATTGTTAATGGCTTGCGTTACCTTTAAATCAATGCCGCTTGAAATCTGCGTGATTTGTGAATTTACGTTATTTTGATAATCGCTCAAAGTGCGCTGGTATGCGTTGCCAAGGTCGATTATCTTGCTGTCAATGCCATTGACGGCGGTCTTGACTGTTCCGACTTCACTCTTTAAGTCATTTACCGCTTTGTCTATGCCCTCTAGGCCTAGGCTTTCCATATCGAGTAGGGACTTATCGATTTTAGCTTTAATGGTAGCTAATTGTTCATCACTTCTAGGGCCTTCTCCAAACAGATCAATAAATGCAACCTGTACGGTATGAACACCACTTTCCAAAGGTATTGTTGCTACGTTTGTTGTGAAGAAATATCGCGTACCGTCAACGTAAATATTAACGCCCTTACAACCTAACTTGATATTATCGGTAGTAATACCAATGCCATTAATCAAGCTAACTATTTTAATGTTAGACGGTTTAGGTGGAATAGGTACGTTATATGTCAATTCTGCCGGAGCGCTATACCCCTTTGTAGGGTTATGAGCATATAAATATACTTTTGCACTCCGTTCTGTTAATAGAGTGCTTAAAGTAGTATTATTGCTTTTACCAATCAACCCATACTCTTGACCTGGGTGCAGATCATATCGCAACTCGTAAAAATCAATATCAGCGTTACGCACCTCTAACCAATTAAAGGTGGCAACATCACCAAACGAAACGCCCAGTCCTTGCGGAGTATTAGGCACTTCTGATTTGAGCTCAACTAATACAGATTTGATAATGCCTTGTGAGTAGTTTCCATGACGGTCCTTTACTTTTAATCGCACCTCATATGTATGGCCTAATTCACAACCACTAATAACGATTTGATTATCACCATTACCGCCATACTTCCATTCGTTGTTACCTTCACGATACCATGCTTCGACAGTATCAAATGTATTAATAGTTGGTTGAGTAAATGCAGCCACTACATCAAATGACAATACACCATCGCCAATTTCGTAATACTTAGTAAATAATGCTAAATCGCTTACTTCCGGAATATAGTATGGTGTGATTGTATATGGGTATGCTTGCACCTCATCTAACCCTTGTTCGTTAGATCCATACATATTGAATGACGTAAACTTAAAATATACCTGCTTTCCAATATCCTCTTTGCGATATGGAGCATGATATAAAGCCTCGTCAACTCTTACGAACCTAGCACCAGCATTGTGCGTTGTATCGTTGGTTCCATACTGACCGCGTATAATTCCACCCAAAGCATAATCGCCATTAAGCTGCAATTGAGCTGTTTCATAAGATAGGCACTCACCGTCGACCCAGCATAGAGTGTTGGCTCGTTCAGCATCAATATGACTGCCACCTTTTAATGCTCCTTGATTGATTATCACATTAGCGGAGTTGCTACCTTGTGTTAGGTTAGTTTTAAGCCTACCCATTCGAGCTTGTTGTGAGATATTGCCAATTCGTTTATAGTTTTCGTTATTGTCTGATAACCATATAGAACAGCCTCCCCAATTAGGCTCTGAATTTACACCGATATATAATTCGTTGCCCCCTACATCACCTGGCGTTTGAATAATAGCCACGTCATTTACACTTGGAGCAGGCACATTATAATCAATAAAAGGTCGTTCGTTTTCATGTACATTGTACTTAGCCGGAGCATATGTTCCTGGCGGTTTACCCTCCGCTGTAATTTCAAGTTGTCCATCTGCAGCTTCTGATACTGACGTTATAACTACGATTTGCTCACGCAATCCGCATAACTCATCTGTGATTGTTATTAGGTCGCCTGGTTCCAATCTACAAAATGCCCAATCGAGATGGAATGTATATTGATTCTTTGCATATAGCCGTTTCATAGCCAGCTGTTCAGCGTAGTATTGAGCCCTTGCCTTAGTGTAGAGATAATGAGCGGACTTCTTAGACGCTGGTTTTAGGCCGTTCTTTTGAACATCTGCTACTACCTCGAATGATACTGTTTCTTTCTCGTAGCTATTAGCTCGATTAATGAACTCAACTGTTGCCTGATTATATGTTTCCGAGCTATCTTTTCGTTTATATACAATAAGTTGTCCATCGCTAGCCGGAATAAGATCATCTGCTGTTAAGTTATATTCAATTTGATTAGCTGGCGACCAATCGCCAATAGGCTTATCGGCTAATGGTACAATTTTCAAACGGTCTGTGCTCCAAAATACAAGACTATTTGTAATTTCAGCTATATCATTAATAACATTTTGAGCCTTTGAGCTTTTACTGTCCGGAGGGGTACTAATTAGAATATCTGCTGCTTTGCAGTAGGCACGATAATTTTCTAATCCGTCTATACTTACATCGTCAATGCCGATAGACTTTAACACATGCACAATATAATCGGCAGGGTTTACATCGATACCGTCGCCAGTATCTAATAGCTTCCCTCTAATTTCAAAATTAAATTGAGGTAGGCTCCCTCTTTCCCCTAAATCAACCACCCCAGCCATATATGCCAAGCCACTATAAGGCAATGCCTTTTCAGGGTGCTTGGATAAAACATAAGGCCACGGAGTTTGTCCATAATCGCCATTATATGCCGTCAGTTCGATTTTTTCGCTCGGATAGGTATATATTTCTTTGTCTCGCCAAACCTTCCCTATACCGGCGATAGGGCCCTCACATAAGCCAATAGCACATGCAACAGTATAGGTGTAGGTTATTTCTGTATGCTTTGAACCGCCACCTTTACCAGTTCTTGTCGTACTGCGATGTTCATGAGGTGTAAAATCGTCGTAGTAAATAATATTGCCACTCAATCGTGTAGTGCCTAACACTTCAGGCACTACCTCACCATATGAAGCACTGTTGATTTGAAAATCAGCAATCATATCGGCTCGATTAGTGGTATTTTTACCGCGATTAAATAAAAAGCCCATTATTTACCGCCTTTCCTGAAACGATATACAGCACGCAAGCGACTTTTTCCTTTTGCGTCATAAAATAATACATCGTCAATCGACGATAGAATAACGCCCAAGTCAACGAACGCATGAATTACTAAATTGTTCCCGATATAAATGGCACCATGAGAAATGCAACGCCCATATTGGTATAGTAAGAAATCACCGATACGAAGATCATCAAATGGCACCTCATCTGCTACTTGCTTGACATACTTTAGGTACTTTTCTTCTGAACGATGTAAATGCCATTCATTGGAATAGTTTTCAATGTTAAAATCTGCAATATTCATTAGGCCACTATCAACCACTGCAGCCACCAATAAATATGAGCAGTCTACCCCTTTACCTTTTACCATAGCGTTATTTTGATACGGTGTGCCTAGCCATTCACATGCAGCATTCGCTATACGTTCACCTGTTGTTAATTTCATCGTATCGTCTCCTTTAAAGGAACATAAGGTGTTGCCCTATTTCGACTAAAATTATTGAATTTACTCTTACAAGTAGTCGGTGTTTTGTCGCACCCTGGATAGATATAAGCTACATCACCAATACGAGGTGATGTGTTAGTCGCACTCATATAAATAATAGTGCTATTTTTACTATCCATAATTTGCGTTGCTTGCCCTGCTAACGGTCCGCTTATCCATTCCATACCACCGGCTGTATAATAGCCGTCCTCAAACGGTATATCGATTTGTACGGTATTCGTACCAGTAACAGCCGTTACTTTTGCTTTCTTGCGATAAGCCTTAATATCGACACCGCACTCTTTCGAGTAAATACTATAAGGACATTGAGGATAATATCTTCGGTTTGGATATTCGATATTGAGCTTTTGTACAACTGACTTTGCACTAATCTTCAATATAAAGCCACCGCCCTGTGTTACTTCGCAAGTTCCATGAAATAGGTCTATGCACTCAATCACCTTGCCAGCATCGTCAAAAAAGGCACGGCGTAGATCAAGCGTTGCGCCGTCTAAACCACCATTATGAGCAACTTCCAATACAGGCACACCACCGATTCGGTCGTTTTGATTAGCTGTAATGGTTACGCTTAACTTATCTACACTAACAGTACTACTCGTAGCAATTTTTTCACGCGTAATAATAGGGCCATCACCTTTATAAGTGTGGCCCCCATAATTTACATCTGCATCGGTATCGGCCCAGTAATAGCTGATACCGCTTTTTAGTTTTAACTCGTACAAATCACAGGACAAAAATGATTGAGATGTGCTTAAATGATTGCTTAGAATCTGTCCGACTTCCTTCATTTACTCACCTCACTGTTACCAATTTAAAAGACTTAGACTTGAATATGTCTTTATAAATGATCTCGTCTGTATAATCACCGCTGAACATAACTTTCCAATAATATGTATAGTCAGCAGTAATAATCGCAGTCGGCGCTACTGTTACCCCTTGCGCTAACCTAATTACACCCTTATCGGATACAGCATTTATCGGTGTCCCATTAGCATATAATTTTAGGTTTTCGATATGTGCTACCGGTTCCCTGAAATCACCATACAAACGAACTGCTTGCCATTCAGATTGCGCTCCAGTGCCTAAACGAATGCCCTTTTCCTCAAAATCTTCTGGATCTAACCAAAGAAAAGGAACTGTACCGCCTTTTACTTTTGCATAGAACCCCATAATTTGCTTATGTTCCTCTGGAGTTAATATTGCAAATTCAGTAGTGATTGTATATTGCGGATACTGCCACGTTGTCATGGTACGCACCCGACCACTCCCAGTACGCTTTATTTTAGTATCCCATTTTTGAGCTTTCGTAGACTTCCACGCAAGGGATTTGATATCCGGAAATTTAATTAAATCTGCCATGCTACCACGTCCCCTCCGTTGCTATGAATTCCCTATCTTGGTTAACTAAAAACTGTCTTAGCGAACGTCCTGCGGAGTTTTCGAGCCATGTTCCAAACGATTGGGCGTCCATAGCAGATACGTTGAACGTAATACTACCAGCACCGCCACCATTAGCACGAGCTATACCGCCACCAATTTCGTCGTATGTACTTTCACTCAAAGGCAATACAGCTTCTTTGTATTTGCCTTCGCCAATCTCAGCATAAGTCGAGCCATAAGCCACACCACCGCTTGCCAGTTTAGGTAAAGATAGATTGCTACTGAATCCACTTGAACCGGAATTAAACATACCGGAGAACGCACTTTGTGTAGCTGTTTGAGCTGCACCAGCTGCCGTGTTAGCACTCCATGCAGCCATACCAGCTATAGCACTAGCACCACCTGTTGCCATGCTAACTTGTTGAGCCAATGCAGCCCATGCCGGATATTGAGCGTTAGCCGCAGCAGTACCAGTTGCAGCCTGTTGAGCTGCCAACATTTTGCCGAATACGGCTTGTTTAATTTGTCCGGCTATCCATTGTGCTACGCTATCCGCAATAGTTTTGAGTATCGCTTTGCCTAGATTTTGGAATGTTTGCATAAGAGTTGTTGTACCTTGAATAAGCCCTGAAATAGAATTTTGAAAACTATCCAAGCCAGCTTGTGCAGCGTCAAACATAACTTGTTGTCCATTCCAATGAGCATCGAATACTGCTTCTTTCCACTCCTCAAGAAGCTGTTTTTTTAAGTCGTAGTGCTGTTGTTCTGCAATGTACTCATCTGTCAATGCAGCTTGAAGTGCCTCAAAGTTTTGAGTACGCATAGCCTCATCAATAGCATACTTTTCATTAACTAGATCAGTATGTTGTTGCAAAGCCTTTTTTGCATACTCGTCTTGTGCCGCTAACAACTCCTCGTTTTTCATTTTCTCGTAGGAGATTTGTCCGTCAGCACTCATTTCGAATTCAACACCTCGTTGTTTTAACAGATCAATATGATGTTGTTGCTCCATTTTGTCCATTTTCATGAACTTATCGACCATTTCTGCATAGCGGTCCTCGACTTCATCAATGGCGTTGGCATAATCTGTTGCCAACTGCACGGCAGGAGATACATTGCCTGTACTATCTTTACTTGAAGTTTTAAACACAAAATCTTGTTGCATATCTCGAATACTCGTTTCAATAGCTCGAAGTTTTGTAAACTCCTCTTGCTTAGCCTTGATACGTTTATCAGCATAAACATCGTTAAGGTTCTTTAAATCCTCTTGATAATTTGAATTAGCGTCTTTAGATTTATCAAGTTCTTCTCGTTCTTTCTTGTATTGCAATTCGATTAATTCTACTTGATTGCCTTGCATTTCCAAGAATGACTGCAAGATTTTTTCATGGACCTCTTTGGCCTCTTTTGCAAGATCCTTTCCAGATGCACCACTGCCACCGGAACCGCCTCCGCCACCAGTACCACCGGAGCCAGTATCATAACCGCCTCCGCCACCACCTGCTCCACCATCGAAACTAGTATCACCGCCACCTGTTACACCTTGCATGACTTGTGAGGCCATATCCTCTGCTTTATTGATAAATGCCTGTGTATCATCAGCGCTGATTGTATCGACTTGTTGAATAGCAGTAAATGTAGTGCCAAAGAACTTTGCAACTTTATCCCCTACACTATTAAGTTTTGCAATTAACCAGTTAAGGCCCTCGATAATCTTGTTTACACCCCAAACGGCGGTATGAACAATAGTTGAAAATACCGAACTTAACGTATTACCAAACCCATTTGATGCAGCAGAGGCAGTCGCAAATACACCGACTAAAGTCATTATGACGGATATTAATATACCGACTGGGTTCGCCTTCATAACAGCATTTAGTACACGTTGTGCAGTAGCTGCAGCTATCGTACTACTTCTTAAAGCTAGAAACAGAGATTTAAGGACAGTTGTCCCCAAAGTCAATGCGCCTATCGATAAGATAGTACCTTGAATGGCTACTTTAACAACAGTCATTGCTACCGCATAAGCCCTTGTTGCAATCGCAGAAGCTACTTGTGCCGTTTTCAATGCTACGGTTTTAACAGTCAATGCAGCAGTTTGAGCACTACATAATGCGACAGTTGCTTTATAAGTTATAAAAGCAGTGGTAACACCTACAATGGCAGTGGCAACTCCTGGCATAGCGGTCCTGAACAGGTTTGCAAAGCTCGTAACAATATTTTTAGCTGTACCAATTACAACAGATAATGCACTAAAAGCACCCTTTACAGTAATAATGGCCGCTTGTGCAGCAGTACCAACTAAACGAAATGCAATAGACAAACCAGCAAGTGCATCGTTCAATACACCTGAACTTGTCATGTTGCTTATTTCTTCCATAGCCGGTTGAAATGCAGCTATTAATTCATTCTGAACTTGCGTTCCTATATCTTGGAACGTCATAGGAATTTCTGCAAACTTAGCGTTTGTTTCTTCTGCACTATTGAATAGGGCTTCCTTGATAATGTCAGCAGTAATGAGCCCTTGCGAACTCATTTCCTTCAATTGACCGACAGTAAGGCCCATTTCACTGGCAATAGATTGTGCCAACATCGGAGCGTTTTCCATAATTGAGTGGAATTCGTCCCCTTGTAGCTTACCAGCTGCCATTGCTTGCGTTAACTGGTACATAGCTGATGTTGTTTCTTCAACGCTAGCACCGGAGATTTTGAACTGCTTATTTAACTGTTCAACAAAATAGATTGCTTCGTCGTTAGATGAAAAAGCGTCTTTTGCAAGCATGTTCAACTTAGCAACACTATCGGCCATATCTAAATAACTACCACGAGAACGATTAGCGGCGCTATAAATCTTGTCCATAATTTCAGCAGTAGACTGACTGCCGTCATTAATTAGATTGATACGTGCCCTAATCTGTGTAAGTTGGTCGGTGGTTTGAACAGCACTAACTGCCATATCTTTCATGGCTCGCCCTGCAGCTTCAATACCTATTGCCGCAGCACCAAATGCAGCACCACTTTTTGCAGCGTTCATGATACTAGGAATTTCTATACCGAAGATCTTCTGCGCTTTGCTTTTAACAGCCTCCATCGAAGCAGTAACGTCTTTTCCTAGTGCATTTTCCGCTTTCTTAGCCACCCTATCAAGTGCTTGCTCGGCACCACTAGATGAACCGACTATGCGTACATTGATTTGTGAATCTGCCATTTTCTTATATCTCACCTCCAGCCTGTCTGAATTCTTCCATGAATAACTTTTCCTCCGTTTTACGTTGTGCCAATGTAAGAGGGTGTAATTGCTTCATGATGTCCTCGACTTTCAATCGCTTATTGCCAGCAATATGAACGTTTGTCATTATGCATGTAAAATAAGCCTGTCTACGGTCCTCAATCTCCATTCGCAATTCGTACCCTTCCACCAGTTTGTAATATTCCATAGGGCTTAGTTTCATAAATTCCCAAGGCTTTAAATTGAGTGGACCATAAGCAGTACGCTCGGCCTTAGTTATCCATAAATTAAAAGAGGGGGCTGTATAGCCCCCTTCTAGTTTTTTGCTTCTACTGCCTCTGCTTCTACTTCAGATTGTGCTTTTTCGTCAGCTTCTTCAGGAAACAATGCATAGTATGCAGCCTTACCAAAGACACCGCTACCAATTAACGCTTGAACGATTAATTCTACTAGGTCGCTATATTGAACCGTGCCTTCGTCAAATAATTCTTGTAATTTATCTTGGTAATAGATATAATCACGCTTTTTACCGTGTTGTTTCATACCAACAACGAATGCAGTAATAAGCTGATTAAATGTCATTGTTCCACTTTGTACAGCCTTAAAAATAGGTTCACCCCATAGCTGTTCAAGTTCAGCAATTCGACCAATCGTAAAGTAAATTGTTTCGCCAGTATTAAATACATCACATGTGATTTTTTTCATGAGTGCGCGCTCCTTATATCAAATATAAATTATGGTTGTTTCAATTCAGACAATGCACCTACACCATTTAAGCTGCCTTTATACGTTGCCACATCGTCATGTGGTGTGTTCATAGACAATTCTGTGATGGAGCAAATACCTGTCATATATGCTTTGTTAGGATATTCAATCTTAATGTTGATAAGATCATCATTCAAGAACGCTTTTTCTAACAATTGCAATGACTCTTCGTTAGGCATGAGCAATGTTTCAAGGTCGATGGACCATTCTTTAAGGCCTGGGATAGTAGACTTCCAGCCGTTAGTGCCTTTGTGAGATGCATCGATGCTATCAGCTTTACGAGATACATCACCTGTACGTTGTCCGCCTAATAAAAGCCATTCAGCACCTGTTGTTTCGTCGGTGCCAACATTAACATAGATTAAATAATTTTTACCGGCAGTAGGCATTGCAGCCTGTTGCGGTTTATAAAGTTTTTTTGCTGTAGCTGGTGAAGCTGGCATTAGTAGATACCTCCGTTTGTTTCTTCATTCAAATTAATAAGGCGAGCCACAAATCTGTACTGCGTGCCAATTAATGGCCGTACTGAATCATGGTCGCCTACTTTACTTGTACATTTAATATCGATGATTTGATAGCCACTATCTTGCAAGATACATGCTTTCGGCACTAATCTGCCACACGAATTACGAAGATTACTCATAATCGCCTCGAAAGTATCCTCGAACTTAGCGATAACTTCATAACCTACGTTCATATCAGGGTCGTCATTACGGCCCCACACTTCAATGTATAACTCTTGTTGCAATTCCGATTGAATGGCATTATCTCCCGGCGTTGTTTCTCCCCTAATAACCATAATTACACCATTCGCATCGATGTTTGCAGCTTGTGGCCTCATAGCCCCAAGAATAACATTAAAGCCTGTTCCGTGGCTATCAATTACACGTTTGATATGTTGCATGAGTTCGAGCCACATATTACCCCCTGAAAATTTCTACAGTTCGATACCTAGCATATTTAGTAGGGTCGCCTGTCAACTCTTCCGGTGTAATTTGCTTTTCACACATCGTGATACGTTCATCGATATATTGCAGTTTTTTGCTGTAAAAATCATCGGTTGAGCCGTCGCGAGTATATGCACCTGGTAACGCATAAGCCTTGTCAACGCATACAAAACGATATATATATAGTTGCACTAATTCATCGACTAGATAACTTCTTACGATATCGCCTTCTAATACGCCAAGACGTTTTGCAAAGGCATATAATGCTTTTTCTGCACGTTCCACGTGCTGAGGTAAAACCTCTTTGCCTAACAGCTCATCGGTGAACTGCATTTCTTCGTATTCATATAGCATTGTTACACCTCTAAATATCTATTCGAATTTCTTTTTCCTTAGCCCCAAGCCAATCGCTATTCGATAGATCATTAATAGCAAGCCCAGTGGCTTTTGAAAATGTATCAAATACATCATTACGTTTTCTTTCCAACGCTTCATATAAGAATGGGTCGGATTTAGTTCCTGGGTGGTGAACTTCCTTAGCGAAGAAAAAGCTATTACCAGCCATTGGAACCCAACGCAATGCACGTTTAGTTTTAGGCTTAATAACATGAGGTTTTGTACCTTGATGAACGAATATTCCATAAGGTGCTACCTGATTGTCAATGTACACTACCCCAATATTATTGCCATTATCAAAACTAAATTTTGTGTCGACAGCCCTTTCCAATTGAGCGGTACGAGTTATAAAATCATGCTTTTGTTGTGCTTCATTTTGCACCATAAAGGTGCTCGACTTAACAGCTTGTCTGAGCCGTCGTTCGAACACCTCTTTAGGTAACATGATTACACCTCTTTGTCGGATTTTTTACCACTACGTTTTGACTTATCATCATCTTTGACAGGCTCCAATTCTTCAATCGTAAAGCCTTCATCTTGTAAGCGTTTAATATCATATTCTTCGCTTACATATTGCACTTCGTTTAATCGTACAAGACGTGCCATATTATCCACCTACCTTACGCACCAACGTTAACATGAATTGCAGCCAATCGATTTTTAGGAATCCATAAGTCATGGTATTTACGGTAGTCGATTTTCCAAGCGTCTGCTTTTTGGTTAATGTCCGGAGTAAATACACGAACTTTATCTGTTTTAGATACAGCAATAGGTGCACGTTGAGGCATGATAATCCAGTTAATTTCTTTGGCTGCTGTATCAGCTTTAAAACCGCCAGCCTCTTGACCGGAAGTTTTACCGTCGTTAAACACGTATTGTGTTTTCAAACGAGAGGACGGCACACCAAGAATAGGAATGTCATTAAAAGAACGAACTTTTGTGTTAATTGCACCAGCTTTAAATTGAGCTACGTCCAAATATTTATGGAATTTATCTGCATTATTCAAGATAGAACGTAACTTAGTAGACATACAGATGATAAGTGCTTCATCTTCACCGATTACGTCTTGAATGTCTGTAATTTCTGCGTCCAATTTATCAAGAATATCAGCAACAGTAGGTGTATAACCAGTTGTTACCTTGTTTTCTGCAGTTGCCAACGCAGCAATTTTAGAATAACGATAGCTATCAATTTCAGGAATAACTTGTGTACGTTGGAATTCACCCATTACAGTGCCAGCAGTTGCAACGAAGTTTGTTTCGTTTACGTCCATGGAGTCGAGAGAGAATGTACGGCCACGGTCTTGTGTCATTTTGTAAGGGTTAAATTTCAAAGTAACGGAACCACGATTGAAGCCTTCATCGCGATCATATTTCGCCATACCTTGCATGCTAATTTCAGGAATATGAACAGTATCACCGCCATCGTATTTGACTTGACCTGCGTTAACTTCCATAAAACCAGTTGTGGAACCAACTAACATTTGTTGGTCGAGTACAGTTTGAAACTGTTGAGAGTATTGTAATGTATTAACTGCCATCTAATTGACCTCCAATAATTAAAAATTACATTTCAATGCCTACAGCCTTAGCGAATTCAGCCTTAATTGCATCAGGACCACTGCCACCTGTACCACCTTGTCCGCTACCTGGATTGCCAATTGCTTTAACGGCCCAAGATTTACCTTTCAACCATTCTGCGGTACGGTCTTGAATAGTACCGATAGTGCCATCTTCTTTTTGATAGCCATAAGTGCCATCGTCCTGAACTTTAATGTCATTGGCAACTAATCGTGCAAACTCCTGCGGATCAACCGCATTGGCCTTTGTGAAAGCGTCCAATGTTTGTGCCATAATTTCAGATTGAATTCGTTTAGCTTCTGCTTCTTTTGCCTTAGTTTCAGCTTGCTCGAACTTATCGCTCATAGCTTTTAATTGCTTTTCGAGTTGTTTGTACTCTGGCGAGTTAGAACCAGCCCCTGCTTGTTCTTCCAATTCACTAACACGAGTTGAAAGCGTATCACGTTCACCGGTTAACGTATTAATTTGACCTTGTAGCTTTTCTCGCGTTGTCTTAGCTTCGTTATTAAGGCGAGTTGTTTCACCTTTAATAGCGTCGATAAGATCTTTGCCATTTTCCAATTGTTCGAGTGCTTGATAAACTTCCGCGATGTTCATGTGTAAACCTCCGTAAATACATGAAAATAAAAAAGGCGCAACAGGCCTCCGCCTAATTGCACCAATAAAAATACGCCCAATCATCACACATGAAAGGGCGTAAACAAAAAGCACATGCAACTATGCATGTGCTTAAAAATTAAATTGTTTTCTAATTTCGTCTAACTCAGCTTGTAATTCTTCGCTTATCTCCATTGAAGTATCTGGATCTCTATTAATCGGTTCATCTTTATATTGACTATCATCAATAATCATCATCGGAACTTTATTTTTCTTCATATTCAAACACCCCCTCTTCAACTAAAAATTTAATAACCTCAGACATTGCTTTTGATGTAGTGTTATATTTCTTGAGTTTATTATACATAGTATCTGCATACTTTACAACCTCTTGAACGTTAACATTTCTGTTAATATTTTTGATTTGATATACATTCCCTAAACTGTCCACCAATACGGCACTATGTACACATTTATTTGTTAAATAGTTTTTTATGTCAGTAACAGAAAAAGTGATATTTTTAGGGTGATTATGTATTACTATATATCGATTTGTAGGTGTTTTGTCGTTGTTAGGATAATAAATCCCTACATTATTAGAGCCTATTTTACCGATATTTTCTTTACCAACTTTTTTAGTCGCTATATCAATCATTATGCCACGTTCTCGATTATAACCATTTGCAGCATTTAAGCATGCTATGCATTCTGAAAATACTAGTCTAGTTATATCTTTTGAATAGCCTAGTTCGTTATATTTATCACGATACGCTTTGTTGTTTATAACTTTAGTATCAATAATATAATCTGGGTTTATATGACTACCCTTCGGTGGGTGTAGTTTTAAAGTATGTTTAGGCATTTCCTGTAACATAGCAGGAACCCTTGCATTGAATAAATCAGACGTCCAGCCCCTTGCAAAGTTTTGCCAAGCTCCTTTGCCACTCAATACAGTATTTCGACCATTTACACCGAGTAAAACCTCCTGATTTGGTTTAGTTAGTGTTTGAATATAATTCAAGCCAGCTTGATTTATTCCCTTGTATTGCTTATTCTCTTGAATATCTAATTCTGTTAATGGTTGAATATGGCACATACAATGAGGGTGAGCAGGCAATGTTGGTAATTTATCTTTAGGATATACACCTTTGCCAAGTCCGTATAAATCAGCATTAGCATAAAAGTCGCAAATATCAAAGCGAGGGTGCCTTGCAGCTAACCGCCATTTATAGGCTACGACATCATCATCGTTCATGTACCTATTTACTTGACCGTCAGCATAAGCCCTCGCATTTTCTGTACGTGCTATACGTTCAGCATTATAACGTGTTTTTTCTTGAACAGCAGTTTCCAGTGCTTTATTGATACGTTCTTCGTTGCCTTTATCAATAGCATGGGTTAATTCAGTATATGCAGCCCTAACACCTGGTGTAGTAAGCCGTGATACTTTATCACGAACACTACGTAGCACCTTGCGTTGTAGTTGCTTAGCTTCCGGAGTACTACCACCCGTTATATTGAGCTTCGTAAGATCATTAATAAATTTAGGTAGCGAGGCTTCTGGAATAATACCGCCATTGCCATACCCATCGAAGATTGACTTTGCAGTATCTCGTACAGCTTTATTTGTTTTAAACGCTTGCGTTAAAGTATCAGCCACGCTTTGTTTAATAGCCTTAGAACGGCCATAAAGGCGACTAGATAATGTTAAGTTATCAGCCGCCCAGCTTTCAGCCATTGCCATTGAAATGCTTTTAGTACTATACGGAACATCATCGCCATACCCAGTTATGAATGAGTTCGTTAAATCAGCCTGTAACGTAGGCTTCATCAGTTGCATAACAGGATATGCCTCATAAGCCTTTTTAACAGCTTGCTTAGGACTATAACCTAATTCAAGGAGTTTCTTTATCTCTGTCTCGAAGTTGGTTATCGCCTTGTCTATCTCCTTCTGCGTCCTCATCTACTTCGTTCCCTTCATCATCATGATATGCAAGATCCTGTTCTTGTCGTTGAACAGCTTCTTCAATTTCATCAATAATTTTGTCGTACTCTTTAGGCTCAAGGTTAGGTACATAGCTGTCCAATACCTTTTTGCCTGTTTCGACCTTTAACGTATTACTGCCAAGGTTTAAATCGAGTACAGATTGAGATTGAGCGATAACATCGGCTACGTCATTAATTTTAAAGTTGCGAGGATAATCACATTTATAATCGATAGTTTCACCTGTCCACAATTCATATAAATCAATGATGTCATATTCTGCGTTTTCACACTGCACAGAGAAATCAGCCAACCGTTGATTGGTTCGTTCAAAATCCCATTGCTTAGCTACACCGCTTTTTGACTCTTGCACGCCTATTACTGAGTTAATTCCTGACAATCGGTACATATCATCTGTAAGCGTTTTAATTGTTTGTATCAGAATTTGTGCTGGTCCAATATCCGGTGCGATAAACGCAGGAGCATGCCCTGATTCCGCCGGATACATTAGCACATTATTTGTACCTAGTGTAATATCACCAATATTTTGACCGTTATCAGGCAATGTCAAAATACTAAACGTTTGCATGCTTAATATTTGCGATAACAACGAGCATTGATGGTATATTTGGTGATTAGTTCTCGCAATAGATAGAAATTCAGGAGGTGGCAATATATCTGTTTTCTTAGAGCTGCGTCCAAACCATTGAACGACAGGTATTCTACCGATATTGTGCTCACTTTGTGCAATCACTTTGCCATTTTCATCTTTTGTTACCCACGATGTTTTTGTCCATTCATGGAATTGTGTTTTTGCGGTTCCTTCCTCATCGAACACTTGAGATGTGTACGCAAATAATTCCAGTTCGCCTATTTCGCTAATCCGCCAATTATATACACATTTTGGTTCAACAGCATATAGGTAAGGGAACTGGCGTTTAGAGATCACATCAGCCATCGTTTCACCAAACTCTGTTACGTTATCGACAATGATATACATAACACCATACAATTTTGCTTGCGTTGCATTAAAACGCATAAATTCTTGGAGCGACGTTCCTAGTCTGTCTACGTTCTCCAAGAACGAAGCAAAAAGTTCACTTTTATTATAGTCGCGTGATATTTCATCTTTAAAAATAGGGTCGACACTAGCATTGAGTATCGGCCCTGTATGGTTTAAATAATATGAAAGTTTTTGGCGGTACTTATAATTCTGTGAGCTTTCACGAGAATATTTAGGTAATGCACCACCATTAGCGAACATGCCTGTGCCATAATAAGCGTCATGCAATAATTCATATTCGCTATCTCTTGGATTTGACATAACAGCCATATATAAGCCTCCTAATAAATATCAACTTGGCCTGTTTTAACCACAGCAAATTTTTCGAATGCATACCTCATAGCATCCATTAAATGATTATTATCATCTTCAGGCTTGCCGGTATACTTACCAAATCTATCTTTCCCCCATTGATACTGGCTAATCTCAGTAAGGAAATTAACACATCTAGGGTGCACTATAATTTCATAGTCCTGGATGCGCTGCACACCATTCAGAATACTATCCGCACCTTTTTTAGATGCTCGAGTTCGAGTCAATCCAAATTCTCTCAACTCTGTTATACTTTTAGGCTCGGCACAATCAGCAATGATAGCTTCTTTTGCATATCCCAAACGTTGTACTCGTTCAGCTATTGCTCTGTTAGTAAGAGCTCGTTCATAGAGTTCATCAAATACATATAGTCGACGTTCTGCAGCATCAACGACACCACAGAAGAGAGCTGTCGGGTCTGTAGTATAACCAAAATCCAAGCCAAATATGGCTTTTACCCCTGGTAACTTGCGTACTTCATCAATACTGAAATCTTGTTCCTTCCAGTTTTCGTATACAAGACCATCAACTACCCCCCACTCACCCAAGCCAGCTACTTTATACCGCTTAGGATTCTTTTTCATTTCCTCAAACAGTGCTAAGTCTGATTCGCCCAGGAACTCATTACACATATAGTTAGTAGTTAAGGCTAATACATTTTCGCTAGGCTCATCAAAGAAGCGTTTCTTTAACCAGTGCCTATCTGACCACGGATTAAATGTTAAGACCACCTGGTGATACATCCCATTAGGCAACTGACCACGAATAGATTCATCCAATCTGTTGAATGCATCTTCGCTCATAATCTCGTAAGCTTCTTCAATCCAGAGCCTACACAGAGCCCCAACTTCAACTGTAATGGATGTTACTTTTAATGGATCATCAAGACCTCTAAAGAGAATCTTTTGCCCTGTCGGTATGTATGTTATTTCGAGAGGAGATACGGAACATTTAAAGTACCGCTCCACCTTCAACTGGCGCATAGCCCATTTAAGCTGCGCGAAACAACTGTCACGCAAAGTCCGTTCTGTCTTACGAACCACCAGCCAATTAACGCAAGTATTCTCCATTATCTCCATAATAACTTTTAGAGACTGCGTGGAGGACTTCTTACTGGCACGACTGCCCTTTACTACTTTATAACGGCCTTTGAACCGCCAAAAAGCACCGTACCCCTTGCCTACGATATCAGGTAAGTACACTTTGTTAGTCGGCAATATCATCACCACCTACGATGATAACTGGTTGCACATCAATCGTAGTATCACCGCTAAGAATCCGATGTCGCTTGGCCATGAGCTCTAGTGCTTTTAACCTAGAGCGCTCATCAGGCGGTTTATCAATGATACGTGCTTCAGAACAACCTTCCCCAGTCCCCTCAATAACCACTTGCTTTTCATTTGAAAGTCCTAGAGCAATTCTTGTTAACTCGTACTCAACTTGTTTGGCTGTCATGATATTTTCGTCTAAATAAGCCTCTCGCAACTCGGCAACCCTTGATTTTATGTCAACATTTGACAACAAGCGACTACCTATTCTATTAGCTGTATTCTTAGAATAACCAGTGCGAATAGCGGCCTGTGTCGCATTCATATCCTTGATGTACTCATGACAAAACTTTTCATGCCGTTTGTTTTTCAATGCAGCCACTATCTCACCTCCTAGCTACTTTAAAACTCCTTTATTCTGCTTATATTTACCGCACTCCTTATGAACCTTTGCGGTTTTTGTTTTTACTAACGAATGTGATGGTGCATACGATTTACACATATGGTCTATATGAATTCCATTGGCCTTACACCAACCTTTCACATTATTAAGGCATCGCCTCTTTTCACAATACACATCTGTCAATCGTATTCACCTCGTTCCATTCTTCTTTTGCATAACCATATTCGATTTTATCATCATAATATACTATATATTGTTATATTGTTTTATAAAAACAATATCTAGTATGGAATATTCGTTCTATTTTTCATTTATAAAATAAAAGTAAACTTTTCTGCAATCCTACGATTGATTTTTTATATTTTAGTGATATTATGTTAGTGAGATGTTTAGACGTATAAAGGATGCTTTGAGTTATTAGCTACAACTCATTTTATTTCAAAACAAGTTTACTTGTTCCGTCTAAGAAAAAGACCCCGGATTCCGGGGTCTTTTTCATTTACATCTCAATACTGGTTTAATCAACAAATAATGGTTATAATATAAATAGTGCGGGCCCGCCATAAATCTCTTCAGAGAAATTTATGAAAGGAAAAGCTAATATGTCTAATACATCTCAAAGCGGGTCTAAACGTGGCACAAAGAAATTTGTTGCATATGTAACAGACCCTAAGACTGGTAAACGCCGTTATGCTCGTGACTACGGTAAACGCGCGTTTGTTATTTACGTTTAGTATATAACTTGCCATTAACTTGCATCCTGTTGCGATCGCACTACCTTATAGGATTAGCTACCCTATAGCAAAAAGCCCTTGCCGAAGCAAGGGCTTTTTCGCTTTTGTGTTCTAAGTATTCACTATGTCGAGAGAGATTAATCGTTTCCCTATTAACTCACACTATCATTATAAATTGTCAAGAATGACATGTCCACGACAGTTTTATGACAATTTCGTGTTTAGTCCAATTACACCCCATAAGAGTACGGATAGTTCTTCAATACCTCTAGCGATGTACCTATGAATGGTTCGTACATCAGGCTTTTCAGGAAATGATTCAGCAATCTCTTCTAATGTTTCTCCATCAATATAATACCTGCGCATGCACTCACAATACTTAAATTGCTTTGCACTACACTTTTCAGCATAGATATCGAGCATGTTATTCACATGCCTCATCATCAATGCTGTTTTTTCTTTGCTTTTGACAATCGCATTTACTTTCACAATGCTTTTATCGTCAAACATATCAATTAACAGTTCATTGAGCCATATATCCTCGGCTTGTGTCGAATCCGTGATAGCATTGTCTACGTATGACTGTAATTGACTATAATGCTTAAGCAGCTTGATCGTGTTGTGTCGAAGTTTACGACCTAGCTGTGCATTTTCTTGCTTGGCTAATTCATAGTAGGTTTTTGTGGCCACCTCAGTGGCCAACCTAGTGATTTTTTCAATTTCGTATTCATTCAAATACATCTCCCCCTTTTAATTTTGTAGTTTAGTCCGAATTGTGTTTATACCAACTTCATAAGAAGTATCTAACAATAATTAAATCATGTTCATTGCTTTCCATTCGCTTAACACAAATGTAGCAATACCATGTTTCTTGGCGTATTCATATTCGCCTTTACAGCCTCGGCTAGTCTCCCAGCCATCACACAAGACCAGTACATCACAATGATTGAGTAGGCCTAAACATATCCCTAAGCCAAATTGATATTGGTCTCCGGTTAAGTACATGAACCCATAATTATGGATAGGTGATACATAGTCATGTGTAATATCCACCATCACCAGTTCTTGCATGATTTTGTCTATTTTTTCTTTATTGCTCTTCTTTCCACCATATGGATGAGCCACATATACAAGCTTTTTCTTCATAATACCTCGCTTTAATTAACACTCTTTACAGGAATATACTCATACACTCCGATATGTGCAGGATTACATAATTCTCTGTATCAGTTATAATTTCATCTGCCATCGTGCCTATGAACTTTCTATTGTCATTTTCTAACACACCTGCCAATTGTAGGCCATCAAGAATAAATTTCTTAGCGAATGCTACATTGTCAGGATCATGCCTGGTCGATGAGTGCCATTCAAATAACAGGTCTACTTTCCCCTTAACCGATTCTATCTGTTGTGATAGACATTGTTCTTTGACCTGCTCGGTGCATTTCTTTTTCATAGCAGCCGCCGCTATGGTCGAACCACGCTCACAATCAATGTACTCGTTCAACGTAGGGAACCTATCATGGGTTTTCTTTCTAAACCGAAACTGACAACGTAGGATAATCTTCATCTGTGCGAGTCTCCCCAAAATATAGCCTCTTCATAATCTTTGCCACGTAATCTATCAATCACTCGTTCGCTATAATGGTCTTTTGTTTGGTCGTTATTATAATTAGTTGTCAGTATAACTGGCTTCATATCATGGTATCGGCCAATAATAATGCTTTCAACTTTTGTATGCACCCAATCGGATTTAGAATACTCCGCTCCAAAATCATCTAACAACAATAGCGGAATATTTCTGAGCTTTTGTTCATAATTTAGAAACGCAACTCTATCCCCCTTTGATAAGGTGAGCATGATATCCAATAGACTAGGCATAGAAATCATCATACAGCCCTGTTTTAGCGCTAGAACCTCTTTCAGGATACTAACTGCTATAGAAGTCTTTCCAGTGCCAGCAGGGCCCCTTAAAATCAATCCTTTGCCACTTTTAAGATTTGCCTCTAGGTTATCCACATAATGTTTTACTACAGCATACGCCTCTGAATTTTCTTTAGGGAAGCTGCCATGTTTACGTAACCACTCAAAATCCATGTCATAGTATCGCCGAGGGATACCAACAGCAGCATAGGGTCCATTAACATTCTCCTTAATCACTACAGGCTTATCATACACAGGATAAAAGAACTCATCCTTTCCCATGGACTCGCTCGTATTCTGCTTGCCAGTCGACTTCTTCCTTTTTTCGAGAAACGTTTCTAGCATTTCCGTTATGTTTACTTGCTCCAAAATCTTTTTGCACCTCCTTCTTTAGATTTCCTGCTGTGACAGTTTCAACATACTTGATACTATTACCGCCATTATCAGCTGTGGTGTTGATAGCCACAATAACTCGTTCCTTCCCATAAGACTCAACCAGATCATCTAATCGGTCTTTAATGACAGGTGATACATCTCCGATTGCTTTCATGTACAAATCGTAAATGGGCTTATTTTTTACTTCATCATCGTCAAACATAGATAGAGGATTTTCATCTTCACGCGCGCGCGTATCTCTCTCTATATTATTTTCCTTTCCTTTCCTTTCCTTTTGTTCGTTTTGTTCAACGACCGTTGAATCTCGTTGAACGACCGTTCGTTTTTGTTCCTTTTTTTTTCGCGCTTCGCCACTTTTAATGCCCGCCAACCTACGCTGTTCCTGCTTTTTTTCAAATTTACTTCTTCGCTCTTCTTGTCTACGAATTAAACTAGGAGACCAAAAATACT